TGTCAAACCGCAGAGAAGTGGAAGGATGTTCGCAGAGATCGTAATCGGAAGTTAGAGGAAACGGATTACCTAGCATTGTCAGATCAGACGTTGAGTGCAGGGATGTCAACCTACAGGCAAGCCTTGAGGGATGTCCCGACACAGACAGATCCCGATGACATCACTTGGCCCAGTAAACCGTCATGAGTGGCGGATGGCGGAAACATGGCGGATAACAGGAATAAACTATGAGTAGGGCAAGAGACTTAGCAAACTTAGGCGATGATTCATCAGGGTTAGAAACGCTTACTGTTTCTGATATTACTGACCTTACTGCTAGTGCTACCGAATTAAATTATACTGACGGGGTGAGTAGTGCTTTGCAGACACAAATAGATACTAAAGCACCAACTGCATCACCTGCGTTTACAGGTACACCCACAGGTATTACGGCAAGTCACATTACTTCTGGGACTCTAGGTAACACAGTTCAGGATAATATTACTAGACTGGGGACTGTAACTAACGGCACGTTCAACGGAACGATTGGTAGTAGTGCTACTGTTACTTCAGGTATTAATATGCCTGACTTTAACCTTAATCTTTCCAGCGGACAAAACAGAATAATATCATTTGGCTCTAAAGGAATTCAAATTTGGGGTGTGGTGGATTCTACTGGAACAGGAAATTCTTCTGCTCAAACTGGAATTTATGGGGGATCATCATCTAGTGGAAGTTTAAAGGTAATGCACTTAACTGGGTATGTTGGCAAAACTGGAACTAGAAATGATATCGGAAGGGTACGTTCTTGGGCTGATAATATGTATGTTTTAGACAGAGCTAATGGATATTTACAAGGACCTACAATTAATGCTGTCGGTTCAGGAACTTTAAGCCCGTCGGGTTCAAGATGGTCACTTCAGTTTAATAGTGGTGAAGACTATGAACTGCAATTAGCAAGTGCTGACGGTGGGACTTTTTACTATTCATTATTTGGATTCAAGGTTTAATATGCCACACAGATACGACACAAAAACGGAAACTATTTTTCAACGTGAACTAAGCAACGAAGAGTATGCCCTGCTTCTTTTGAGGGCATTGCGAAACGAAAAGCTACAAGAAACTGATTGGTGGTGTTGTTCTGACCAAACGCCTACACAAGGACAATTAGATTATCGTCAATCTCTTAGAGATTTTCCTGCATTTGCATCACCCTCATTAGATGAACACGGGAAATTAATAAACGTAACGTGGCCTGAGAAACCTGAATGACACAACCTTTACCTCAAGAAATACTTCAACAAAGAATCGAAGACAAGTTTGAAGAGCTAGGAGAACGAATGCAGCAGTATGCATTTTCAAACACTGTAGATGATTGGTGTTTAATAAATGTAACTTGGCCTGATAAACCTAAGTAACCATGGCAGGACCAGTTGGACAAGATTTATCATTCAGGTTTGACAGCATGGAAAGCAGATATTAAAGCGATAACACTGGTATATACATGAAGTGAAATACATAAAGTCAATTAGCACCGCCGTGCTGATCGTGTTGCTTGGCGTTGGGGTCATGACAATGATCGTGGCCCTAACGGGATGCAGCACCCAGCCCCCGGCCCCCCACAAAAATCATCCGTATTCAGGTGACCACAGGGTCGCACAACTCCGTGGTATGTTCTCGATCTGTCTTCAGACCAGGCAGCGATTCGCACCGTTCTGGCCTGTGCCGATGCACATAGCACATTGCGACTGCATCGTAGACAAGAGCCGTGAAAAGCACTCTTCCTCTGACTACAACGCCATGAAGCCTGGGGTGCTGGAGAATTTCTTCCGGGACGCTTCTGCTGTGTGTGACAAGAAGTTAAACATGCCATCGATAAACAACGAACCAGTGAAGCCTGACCCAGCTACGCTATGAACCCAGCAGACCAGGAGTACTATAATTATGCACATTCACCAGAGGCAGTTATGGAGATAGAAACGATAGTTAGTCTTATAGAAAGAATTGGGCTACCAGCCGTAATTATTTTTGCTGCTTTTGCATATATAAAATATTCAACCGATCTGGCGAAGCGTGAGAGGGAGGAAATGTGGAAGAAGGACTCTAGTAACGACGAGCGTTTAATGCGACTCGTTGAAACAACAACGGGCGTAATGCAGGAGATGAAGGCAGCGCTTAATTCAAACACTGAAACGATGAAGGAACTCCTGGTGGAATTCCGGCTCTCAGCAACTAGGAAGTAATGGAAACAATAACCGAAAAAACAACAGTAAAAGGGTCAGAGAATCCAATATCTGACCCTAACATCCAACTCCAGAAATTACGTTTTTGGGCACGTTTGTTAATCAGTCTGATGGCCTTTGCCCTGTTTGGTTGGCTCATCTTTACCATGGTTCAACGTACCGAGGAATTGACGCAGTCCAGTAAGGACTTAATCAACCTTGGCTTTGGAGCATTCCTGCCAATTTTGGGCATGTTAGGGAAGCACTGGTTTGAAGTTTCCCACGAAGAAGTAAAACCGACTAACACCACACCCCCGGAGGAGAACAAAGATGCTGGAAGTACTACTACTTAACACCATAAAATCCCTGGTCCTGGACAAGGCCCAGTCCCTTGCTTCTGACCATGTGGAGGCGATGATCGATGCTAATTTAAATGCTGACCAAAGGGAAGCACTAGACGCAGTAGTCGACGCAATGCCCGACAACAGTTTTAAATCGGTAAGAGAACTTTTTGGGTAAATGGCTTCAAAAAGAAAGCGTAACTATCGTCGGGAGTACGACCAGTATCACGGAAAGGAGGGCCCGAAGAAAGACCGTGCCCACAGGAACGCGGCACGCCGCAAGCTAAAAGAAAGGGGGCTGATGGAACAAGGCCTGGAGGCCCACCACGTTGACGGTAACCCAAGAAACAACTCCACGGGAAACCTAAGGGCGGTTTCTAAAAATTACAATCGGAGGAAGCAGGGTTGAAAATTTCAGAGCACTTCAGCAAGCGTGAATTTGAGAAATCTGGTACCGCACTAAGGCTGGGCATTGACAACACGATCAAGGACCCGGAACAGCTACTAAACCTGTCTTCACTATGTGCGACGGTGATGGAGCCGATCCGTGAGAAGTTCGGGCCGATCTCTATTTCCAGCGGGTACCGAGACCCAGCCGTTTCACGTGCGGTGGGGTCGTCTGAAAAGTCGTCTCACTGCCGGGCGGAGGCCTGCGACTTTGAGGCGTTTCAAAGTGGCGGCAACCTTGAGGTGTTCAATTGGATCGTCAAGGAGTCTGGACTCTCATACGACCAGTGCATTGCAGAGTGGTTTTCCCTGGACGGTGCCGGCGACAAGTTCGACGGGTGGATTCACATCTCCAGTAAACGAAACAAATCAGAAAATCGTATGGACGCACTACACACGGTCAAGAACGACGGCAAAACAGCATACGAAAGAGTTAACTAATGGCCGCAACACTAAAGACCGACGTCGTCCAGGACACTTCTGGATCTACTGCTAATCTGACGCTAGGCACCTCCGGTGCAGTGACTGTAGGTGGCGCACTGGCGGTAACATCTGGCACCATCAATGGCACCACAATTGGGGCTTCTACAGCCACAACAGGTGCATTTACAACAATCACAGGCACCAATCTACAGGCTACGTCTGGCCAAACACTATCCCTAAAAGAAGACTCTGGCACCGCAGTCATAACCATAGACACTTCTGGAAACGTGGTTGTAAATCCAGCAACCAGTTCTGGAACCATCTCAGTCGGATCGGCAAATACTCAGTCAGTAGTGCAGGATGCAAAGGTTACTGGTACAGGGTTTGAGTCTGGGGCTACCTCCGCAGGTGTTGGTCTTGGCGTTGGCAAAATGTACGCAGGCATCACGGGTGAAATAAAAATGTTTGCTGGCTCATCAGAACCAGAGGGATGGGTCTTTTGTGACGGATCAGCATACGATGGAACCGCTAGTGGGGCATACAATAATCTTTTTGATGTAATTGGAACCACCTACGGAAACGGTGGTGGCGGGTCTAACATGTTCAACGTCCCAGACATGCGAGGTCGTGTCGCAGCAGGCATGGATGACATGAATGGTTCCGCAGGGACGGGTGGAGGAAACGCTGGCAGACTTACGACTGGAACACTTGGGGCTAGTGGGGGCTCTGAAACAATGACTATAGCGGAGGCGAATCTTCCTACTCACACACATACTATAAACCACGGTCACGCTGATGATTTAGCTTTAGCTAGTGGGTCTGTAAGCCTTAGTTCTTTGCAGTTTAAAATGTTGCTTCATGACGCAGGTGCTCTGGCAGGTAATTACCCTATGATGAGGGATTCAGGAACTCCCGGTCCTGCCACAAAAACCTTACAAGGTGTAAGTGGATCTGGTTCAGTAGGAACCACGCTTTCTGGGGGTGTCACAAGTCATACTGGTGATTCAGGTAACGGAGGGTTTGCAAACAATACAACGGATAATTTACAACCATATCTCTGCATCAACTACATCATTAAACTGTAATGCCCTTAGAGTCCCAGACCGACTTTTCTGGAGGACTCAATGATCGCCTCCCCCCGCACAAGATCGGTGCAAACCAGTGTGCCGAACTCCAGAACGTAGACCTTTCTTTTGGCGACCTAAGGGGTGAGTACCAAACACTTTCTGGTGGTCAGTCAGACTACTACTACGAGAAAGCCGACAAGTGGGTAAGTGCGGCAGGCTTTACAGAGTCTATCGCTATTTCGGACTTTACCAGCAGCACCCAGACCATCAGCACAGACTCCAATTTTTATTCCCCGATGACCATTGGGTCATTACACACTGTCACCATCGCAAACAACATCACAGTCCAGGTTTATGAGGTCACCCAGGGGGTTCACAATGCCTCTTCGTTCGTTGAATATAACGAGGACCTGTACGTTGCCAGGGACGCATTTTCCGTCACAGGGACCTGGTCAAACAGTTCTAATACAAACAGACTAACAATACAAACTAGCGGTGGAGTCGGAGAGGCATATAAGCTCCAGGTTGGTGACGAATTATCAGGGACAAATTTACCAAGTGACGTTTTTATTACTAGGGTCGATAATGCCAATAATCATGTTTACATCAATAGAGATGTAACCGTTTCCCAGACAGATGGAACTATTAATGTAAACCCCATTATTTCAAAGTTCCTAGATGGAGACACAGTGTCTTCCTACAGGGTGTCTGCACTCAAGCCAGACCCAGTCATAAATTTTGAACAGAAAACCTCTTATGGCTCAGATACTGACCGAGCTGCTGGTCACTCTAAGGCTTGGTTCTCATCAAACTTTGTAGTCCCGTTCCAGTATGGCCTAGCCCACTTCGATGAGACTGGGTATGAGTCGACGATGAGCTCATTAACAGACTCCAGTCTGTCTAATACATACTTCAATGTAGGGGAGAACAATGTACCGATGTACATTGACTTTGGTGCAGCCCCGGGTTCTTCAAGAAGTATCACAGACCTTGCTTACTCCAGTTCAAAAACGACTGGTGGGCGTTTCGCACTTTACCGTGTCGGAGGCTCCAGTGCAGTCATCAAGCGCCTAGATAATCTATTTATCGATGAGGACCTGACGGTCGCTGTTACGGACACGGCAGACGCCAACATAACCATCACCATCGGGTCGGCTAAGACAGGCCACCAGTACAGGGTCGGCTGGCTCAATTTTAAGACAGGCACCGCCACAAAGTATTCATATACGAACGGCTCCTATAGTGTTGCCGCGACCCACACAGGGAAGACAGACTACAAGTCTGGGGCCACATCTCACACCTTTGAATTAGTCAGCTCAGGCACCGCCCACCACACAGACCTGGTGGTGTATATGAAGATCCCTGGAGAGTTGGTTGAGCGTGAGTATGTCGCCAGGATGGTGTCGGTCAATAATGCAGACGTGTCAAATGCAAATACTTTTGATTACATAGACTTTCAGTCCTCAGACTCGCTGATTGACATACAGCCGATTGAGGCTGACAACGAGCCACCCAAGGCAAGCAAGTACCTGATTGAGTCAGGAAACATTTTTTATGCGGCAGTAGAGACCAGACTATACGCCAGTGATTACGGGAACCCTAACAGCTACAGGACTGGAGCGTATATTGACTTCGACCAAAAGATCACTGGACTTTCCAGCATAGGCAGTGAACTGGTTGTGTTTACCGAGTACGGCGTCTACCGGGTTTTTGGCAACGACCCGTTTGGTTTAAAGAAGGTGCGGGTCCCCACCACCGAGGGTGTCCCAGACGGAGGCAACAAGACCATAGTCAAATTCCAGGGCGGTATTATGTTTGCCAGCCACCAGGGGATCTGTTTCTACAATGGCAAAAGCGTCGAAAGACTGACCCATAACGTAATTAATGGTTTCTCGTACCCGAACAACACGACAAAAGCCAACAACGCTGGCGGTATCTATGATGACGTCTATTATTTACTGGGCAATTCTGGCACTGGCTATAAAGTCGACCTTAAGTCACAGCCGCTAAAGGTTACAAACTCAACGTTCAACGCCTCAAAACTATACTATCGTGGTGCTGACAACACATTGTATGCAGACACCGGCAGGCCCGGGTACGCCACAGGGGATCGTTCAACGTTTACAGTAAAAACACGCAAGTTTTCTGCAGGGGATATCAACCTGGAGAAGCTGTTTAAAAGTATCAGGATCACCGGAGAAAACTTTTATGGTACCGTAAAAGTATTTGTTGACGACACGCTCACCGACACCTTCACCATAGGTTCTTCGGTCGCGGACTTCGACCGCACTTTTTATCTGGGGCAGCCACGTCAGGGGAACGGGGTCCAGGTCCAGTTGAGTGGGGCCTACGGCAACGTCCACCGCATCAATGTTGACTACGATGCGGCCGCAAACGCCACCAGAAAACTGTATGAGTCGGCCCAGGTTCAGTACTCAGGAACGCCCTCTGTAACGGTCTCACTGGATGGCATCGACCTGATTGGTGAGCCTACCTCTACAGTCCTTAGTGCACCAACCGGTGCAGTGGGAGAGGCGATGCTTTACTTTCCAGAGATGACAACAGGTCTGGTACCACATATTAAAGAGACGGCAGATGAGGTTTCTGGGCGCATACTAGGCTACCAGTTCAATGCGAGTGACGTGTAATGGCTAATGTCCCAGAGTATGACGGCTACCTGGAAGTAGAAGACGACCAGATACGTGAGAGTTTTATCCAGTTAAACGAGAACATTCGCGCACTACAGGAGCGACTAAATACTGCTGAGGAAAAAATAGCCGTAAACCAAGTCAATATTTCCAATTTAGAGGTTACTAAACAGGATGCCTAGATCGGTTTTTACTGCTGCAAACTTGAGGTATGAGGGGCAGCCCACAATATCTTTTTCGGTTGACGGGGTCACTAGCCTTAGCAACCAACAGCTACCGAACCATAGTAAGATCCTTCAACGTAGACTGGCACTACCAGCAGGAATGATTGGCTACAAGCCACAGATCGTCACCTCTTTCCAGGGCTCGCTGCAGCACCAGTTTGAGGGGGTCCCAGAAGTTGAGTTCAACAAGCACCAGTTATTCCATTACATGGAGGTGACGTTCTCCGGCACCGTAGAGTTTGAAATCTACGTTGACGAGGTACGGAAGAAGCCTAATAACAACACCGACAACTCCATTACACTCACGGCCAGGGACTCCCGGAAACAAGACACCCGTAGAATCTACTTTCCACCATTGAGCTTTGGGTGGGTTCCACATGTAAAACAGGTTGTGAATTCTAGCCAGGACGGACAGATTTTTAGTTCAGTAGCACGCTCACTACCACCTAAGTTTTACAAAGGCGAGCGTGAACACACCGAAGCCCAAATTACTTACCAGGGCAACGTTGGTCTGGATGTTTACATGGACGGATCCAAGATTGGCGACTTTCTATTTACCAGGAACAGTTATGACAAGGACGCGTACCAGACCGTCCAGGAGTATTTACCGTCAGGAACACGTGGCAACGTGCTCCAGTGGGTCCAGGCGTCAGGCGATGGAGAGGTCGCCTTGTTTGAGACCAACATCACGCTGACCGACGTAACACAGCCGCAGACAGAGGCCTAATGAAACTGAAAAAGAAAAAGAAAATTAAGGGCAAAGAGCACGGCTTAGCCTACTTGACCCGTGAAGAGATGAAGGCGATGAACGTCCTGAAAAACTCTCCCGGGTTTTTGGGACGCATGGCCCGTGTCGGCGAGCAGATGCCGATGAGAAAAAAGGATGGGATCCCCTCGTTTGATTCAGAAGTAGAAACAGACCAAGAAAAAGACGCCGGGGATTTTCACGGATCCCAGCAGAGTCAGGAGCGTTCAGAACAGGCTTACAAAGATGCTGTGGCGGCCCAAAGGAATCAGGAACGGGTTGGTGATGGTGGTGGTAATGAACAAGGTGGCGGAGGTGGTTTCCAAGGCTTTTCTCAAAAACTACAAAAAGAGTTTGATGATTACAGAAGTGGAGAATCTGATAGAAATAAAGCAGCCGCAGACGAGGCACTACAGACTCAACGTGACAGTGCACGACAAAAACGTGTAGACGAGTACGGTGGGTACAAGGACGAACTGGGCCAGATGCGAGAGGACTATGATCTGAGTGGCGAAAGAGACGCCGTCCGTGGATACGCAGACAAAGCAGATGAGTTTTCATCAGACTACGACACCAGGATGCAGGGACTGACTGGTGACTATGAAGATATGGGCGGTTACGAGTCAGACGTCGCAGGGATGCGTGGGGATGTAAAAGGCATACGTGGAGACGTAGCAGGCCTTGGGGCAGAGGCGACGGACCGTGAGGCCTTAATGAAGGACCGTGGCTTCTACTCCGGCCTGGCCGAGTCTGCACGTAAGTCTCAACAACGTGGCGCAGAGGAACAACTGATGCGTGGGATGGCCGGAGCAGGCTCCAGTCCTGAACAGATCGCCATGGCAAAGGCAAAGCTGCAGTCTGGTGGCGAGGCCGCACGCCGTGACTCACTGACATCAGCCCAGGCGGCGATGACCGCAAGACAATCGCAACTAGGCCAAGCCGCAGGACTCTATGGCCAACAGGCAGGGCTGGTTGGGCAGCAGGCAGGCCTCACAGGACAGGCACAGGGACTTGGTATGAACCGGCTGGGCGCCTTGGGACAGAACTATGGAAACATGGCAAACATGGGGCTGACGGCCCTCGGACAAATGGCAAATCTTCAGGGGCAGTCTGCAGGGTTGCTGACGCAAGAAATGACGGGTCAAGGTCAAATGTTGCAGGGCCAAGTAGGGATGACCGACGCCCAGCTTGGAGACATCAGGGAACGCGATAATATGGCCTTCCAGGAGCGCATGGCAGACAAACAGACGCAGGCACAAATCGATGCCGCAGAAGCAAGTAAGTCCGGTGGTGGTGGCGGCGGTGGTTGTTGCTGGATTATGCTAGAGGCTCGCTACGGCGACGGGACTATGGATGACGTTGTAAGGCGGTACCGTGACGAAGTGCTGTGTCCACGGAAACGACGTGGGTACTACAGAATGGCAAAAGTCCTGGTACCACTGATGAGGAAGTCGAAGGTCTTTAAACAGATAATAGCCTGGACATTTGCCGACCCATTAGTGGCATGGGGCGAGTGGTACTATGAAAAGAATAAATGGGGGTGGATTATGTCACCAATAAAGAACTTCTGGATGGGGACGTTGTATGTCGTTGGTGGCGAAACAGAATTTTTACGTGAGAACGGGGAGGTGGTTTAATGCTTCGATCTAATGTTAACTGGGGCCAATACTCGGACGACAGACAAGCGGCCTACGACCGTTTAGCACAGTCACGCCAGCAAAAGCTGGACGCAGAGGTCAGGGCACATAACGAAAGGGCGGCACGAGGGAGTGACGCACAACAGCTAGGGGCTCTTGCTGTCCAGGCAGGTGCCGCATACATGACCGGAGGGGCGAGTCTGGCGTTCGCGCCGATGATCGACAAGGCCTCCTGGACCGCGATGGGCAAGCCCCAGGCGGCTGGGACTGGAATTTCAGGGGCGGCTTCATCCTTAGGGCAAGTCGGGTACGGACTGGCGTCGGCAAATAAGGCAGAGGGCCTAACTGCTGCAGACAAGGCATTTGAGTCAAAAATGGCCAAACAGGAGCAAAGGTTCAACACCATCGCCAAGTACGACCCAAAACAGGCCATGGCAATGATCCCGGAGATGGATGCAATGGATAAGGCGTACCAGAAGGACAGGAAGGCTTTTGTTGAAGATAGTAAAACAGGGTCAGGGTTCCTGGATAACTTATTCCAGGAGGGGAGGGTTGACTCAAGTTACACCCCTGGGCAGGCGCAAAAAATTGATTTAAACCAGTACAGCCAACAGCCTCCGTCGAACCAAAATAGTCAACAGCCCCCGAAAACATCTAGTGAAGCCACTGGCAGCACTGCCGGGGCAACCGCAGTAGAGGAGGCAGGGATAATGGCCAACCTGGACAACGAGGCACAAATGGCCGAGATCCAGGCTCAAATAGACCTTGGGAAAAAAGCTAAGATCGACGAAGACGAGCTCTTGCTTGACTCAAGTAAAGAGCTGGAAAGAGAAAGTAACTCAAGATTTAGGTGGGCACTCTGATG